TTATGCATTAGCCATATCATTTGCTTTAATTGTACATTTTTCGAAAGCTTCAATGATTTTGGTATAGCTCTCTGTTAAGCGGCGTTGTGCTCTTTTTTGATGCTTTTCTATGCCGATAATTTTTGTGAGTTCATTTCGTCCATTGATAAGAGCATTTTTTCCAGTTAGAACTGCTATGACTAACGAATGTAATGCCTCTCTATTCTCTGCTTTAATCTGTTCATTATTATCTCCGAGGTCATATTGTTGGAGTTTAACTCCCCAATCAATTATTTCTCCAAATATTGTAATTATTTTAGGTGCGGATTCATCATATAAAGTAGCTATATCGTCCATATCATTAGCAACAGCCATTATTGCGATCCGAATTTTTTTCATATTCTTGGTTGCACCCACAGCATTTAACTGTTCAACATGTTTTGGCATTCTGTCATTAAACTCATTCTGTTGAATTGATAAATTGTTCATTAACTCGTTAAATTCTCTACATTTGGAATCGAAATTTTCTCTTATATCAAAAATATCTAAATCTTCAACCTCTTCTGCATTAACTTCAATTATATCGCTATTATTTACAGTAATGTCCGAAATTAGAATAGGGGAAGTAGATTGTGAATTTAGATTATTAATGAATAAAATGAACTCATTTTTGTTCCGATTCCATGTGTTAATGCGTGGCTTATAAGAATATTTTTCGGTAATGTCGTCAAAGATAGAATCTAACGCATCAGGATCATTTAAGAGTAAACCTTTTCTAACATTATATAGCCATCCAATTGAATCAAAAGATAAATTTGGAAAAACCAAAGGGATAACAGTCCTATCAGTAGCCCACGCGGCGCCCATTTCATTTAAACAAATTTCACTTTTTTTATAGTTTTCAGAAATCATAAAAAACACAAAATCACATGTGGAAATATTTTCTTTAATAAATTTTCTGATGTCTTCTCCTGTTCCTACTCCTGTTTCTTCACGTGATGTGTACGCAACGTCATTCGGATCTATTTGGAGTCCCAAATGCAGTAACTTATCGACAAAAATATCTACGATTTGCTTATCTTTGGATTATAATCGGGCAAACGAAATGTGCACTTTTTACAAACGAAATGTGCAAAAAAAAGATTTTTTTTCACGCCAAACTAAAAGCGTTCAATCAGTGTTTGAACAGCGTTTAAACAGCCGTTTAGAAACACAAAATCAAACGCTTTTTTCTTGAAAATAAACAGCGTAACTATTTGCAGTTTAAGATATTTTTCGTATCTTTGTTTCGGGGAATTAAATGTTATACGACAGCTTGTTTATACAGCATGATGTCCGTATATTTGGAGTTGTGGTTTATCGACACGTTAAACTCCCGACGTTCGGCTCCCTCGAATGGGTTGCTATTGAATTGTGTGCGTGTAAACCAGTCGATCAGTTCAACGATTTGCGATTTATTGGAGGTAAAATACACGTATGATTTCCCCTGCAATATCTTGAGTACATCAAGGTAATCGGTCAGTCGCCAATAGCACTTATACGCACCTACTTCGGTCGAGAGATACGGCGGATCGACGAGGAACACCGCACCGGATACATCCTTGTATTGCTCGAACAACTCGTGATAGTCCTGCTTCACGATCTCGACCCCATCCAAATACCCTTCTGCCGAAAAGTCAGTTTGCCGAACTGTATTGTAAAACCCATCTTTTGCCAACTCGTCGAATGAGGTCACATATTTCCCAGAGAACAACAACGATCCCGAGAGGGTAATATAATCGACAAACCCGGTTTTTTCTTCCTCGGCCACACGGTCGAGGATTTGCTTTCGCAATGCCTCCGACAGTCGTTGCTTCTTGGAAATTCCCCCCCCCCACAAAATTCCGGATGTCGGCCAGCAGAGCGTTGGTTCGTGGGATGTTCTGCAGGCGTAGGTGAAAGTCGTCGAAGTCGTTATACACGACCTGCACATCGGGCCGCTCCTGCTTCGCCACATGCGACAGCAGTCCACTACCGCCGAACAGATCAACGAATACCGTGGCGTTGGGGAACAGCCCGAGTGCCTTCTTGAATTCGCCGACAAAACGGCGCTTCTGCCCCATGAACGGCAGCGGGGCCGAATTGTAAACAAGTTTCTTCATTCAAATAAAAAAGAGTATATTTGCACATCTCACCACGTACCAAAAACGCCGTAACACATCCGAAGGCTTTAGCCCTCGGTGGATGTGTTACGGCGCATTCGTTCTGCTGTACGTGGTGAGATACTACAACAGACCGGGGGCTTTTTCATGCCCCTATGTAATCGGCTTTATTTTACGAGATACCCGGCGACGAGCAAGAGCCACGTTGCGAGGTTCCCGACGGCATATGCTACCGCCTCGCCTCGGGATAGTTTCACCGCTCGGACTTTTGCGACGAGGTGCGCGAGCCCCAGCGCGGCGAGAGCCACGACGGGCATAGCAGTCCAAAGCGAGAGTCCGCAGACGAGTGCGACGATGGCGGTCATGGCCGCCGCGACGAGCCCCAGCGCGAAAGTCTGGTAGCACTCCTTGCCGACCGCTGCGAGCAGGGCGAGGATCAAAGAAATTGCTTTTTTCATTGTGCGATGATATTTTGGTAAAACGATGTTTATTTCCAGCGGCCTATGGCAATCCAATACAGGGGTTCTCCCGCAGGATTTACTCCTGCATTCTGCGCATAACTTTTTCGGGCAATAAAATACGATGCGGTTTTGCTGTTCACCGAAGCCGATGCAACGCCTGTTTTTGCACCGAAGGCTACCGTGGTAACGACACTGTACGGTACAGCATAAAAGGTCGTCGGGAAATAAATGGTTGTGGTTCCCGTTGAGTCGCTCCCGGTGTTATAGCCCCATTGCAGCAGTAGCCCGTCCGGAGCTTTGTAGTAACCATTGTTGGAAAACAGCTTTCCCAGCGAAACGTTCGACAAATCTTTCGCAGCCTTATCGTTCCACGTCTTTTTCTCGACGTCGGTGGCGAACCGATGCGTAGCGTCTTGTGTTACCTGTGCGGCCGGGATATTGCCCTCAAAATTCCCCCCCCCAGCATACGGGAGAGCATTCCAACCCTTCACGCCGTCTCCGAGCTTGTGACGGCCCGTGTCGGATTCATAGACAACCTCTCCGGCGAGTAGTACGGGATTCTCCGCGGTCAGCGCGGCCGCTGTGTACATTGGATGCTGTATTCTGCCTTTCATAATTACATCTGCTTTTTTGCCTGCGCCTTGCATTGCTCGGCGTATTCGTAATAGGCCGCGAACTTATCCGGCTTGGTGTCCCGCTGGCGGAGTATCGCCAGCTCTTCGTCGACCGAATACCGCTCTCGGATGCTTTGCTGCACCCGCTGTTCGTAGGTCGGCACCGGGACGCTATTGACATATTCCGTTAAAACAGGGCTGCCCTGCTCATCCTCGGTAATCAGCATACCTGCTGCCTGCCCGTCGATCAGTTCCAACCACCTCTCGTCGGTGATCTCTACACCGCCATCGACGGGTTCGTCATAAAATCCTTGTTTCCAGTATTTCATATCTTTCTGTATTTTATTTCCAGCGTCCGATCACCAGCCAATGGACGGTTTCGGTAGAGGATACGAGACCTCCGTCCTTGTCGGTGAGGTTCGCCCACCGCGATTGGTAGCGTAAATATTGGGCGGTCAGCGCCACATACGACGCGGCTGTGATGACGTTGCCGTTGCCGAAATGCGCCGTCAGAAAACATCCGAACGGCTTTGCGATGAATGCAGGACTGAAATAGTACTGATACGCCCCGCCGGGGGATATTCCCCATTGAAACATCAGCCCGTCGGGTGCTTTGTAGTAACCGTTGGACGAGAACGCTTTTGTCAGCGTTACGTTCGACAGGTCTTTGGCGGCCTTATCGCCCCACGTCTTTTTCTCGCTGTCGGTCACGAAACGGTGCGTTTCGTCCGTAGTGATCTGTGAAGCGTGAATACTGCCTGCCATTTCACCATCCGACTCGTAGGGGAGAGAGTTCCATGCGGTAACACCGTCGCCGATTTTCCGCCTGCGTGTGTCGGACTCGTACACGACTTCGCCTTTGAGAAGCACCGGATTTGCGGCGGCCAACGCGGCCGCCGTAAACATCGGGAATTGAACCCGCCCGGTTATCTTTTCAGTAGCTGCCATAGCGTCAGTTCATTCCGGGGATGGTACACTGAATGACGAACGTACTCGCCTTGAACTCGGCGATGGCCGCTTTTGCCGCCGCCTCTCCGGCACCCTTCGGGTCGTAAAGGTTGTCGTATGACTTCTTCAAGTCGGCCGCCAGTTTCAACGCCAGCATGGGGTAGTTGAGCTTGATTACGTTCGACTCCGTCACTTGGATATACTGGCCGTCGCCCGTGTAAACATCGACTAGAGCCTGCACGGGCAGGTACTGCGGGGTGTTGTTGTTCTGGAAGAGGAACTCGATGTACTTGTCGCCGGGCTTGGCCCCGGAGTAAGGCGAATTGGCCGTCGTCACGGTCTTGATGGACGACGACTTGAGCACCCGATCGAGCGGAATATTGATTGACACGCCAACTTTGTTGGCACCTTTTTTCAGGTGGTACGTCGATGCGAATCCACTCTCTGTCGCCACCTTCTCGATGGTGTATTCGAGGTTCCACTTGGCTTTTTCCGCGTCTGTTGCGAAACGGTGCGTGGCATCCTCGGTAATCATCGAAGCCGCATGGGTTGCCGGATGCTGGTAGTTGTTCGCCCCGGCGGCGATGCCATCGAGCTTCGTCTTGTCGGCCGCCGACATCAGACCGTCGGCCGCATGCGTGGCTGGCGTTTTCTCGGCTTTGTTGTTCCAGCCCGCGATCTGGGTATCCGAGACAAGGCGGTGCGTGGCGTCGGCCGCGAGCTGCGCAAGCGTGGTGGGCTGTCCCCAGCCGAGCGCCGACCAAGTTTTCGTGCCGTCGCCGACCTTGAATTTCACGGGGGACGTGCCCTCCACAAATCCGACTTCACCTTTGAGAAGAACGGGGTTCGCCGTGGTCCATTCGGCCTCGGTTCCGGTTGTGTGTGCGATGCGAGCCGCCAGCAGAACTTGCTCCAACGCCGCCAATGCTTGATTGTCTTCCATTGTATTTTGTGTTTATTTGTTGCCTATCAAATCCGCCGGAGACCCTCCTTGAAGGGTTACGCGGGTAGTTCGCTGCACGCAGTCGTTCTCAACGACCGACCGCAGGTTATCCAGTTGTTCGCGGAGTTGATCGATGGCCTCGTCCGACTCCTTTTTGTGTTGCGCGAGGTCGCCCGCGGTCTGCTCGACGGTTTCTTTGAGTTTCCGCCCATCGGCCGCGGATAATTTGCTGTTGAGCTGCTCCGCAAGACCATCGACGCCGCTGATGGCGATCTTGTCCTCGTCCTTGTGCCAAAAGCTATCCCAAACGTCCGAGAATTGTGCGGCCGTGGGATATTTCCCTTTCCCGAACCATTTGCGGAGTTGTGGCCGTGTGATAATTGCCATTGCGTCCTCGTGTTATTTCGTTCGCATGATGTAAGCCAGCGCATAATACGGCGGGCGGTTCTCGTGGGGCTTGTTCCCGCCCGTCGAATAGGTGCGGCCGTCGCCCTCGTTGAGCGCATTCGCCGAGCCGCCGCCCGTGAAACGTTTTCCCGCGTGTTGCAGGAACAGCCCGTGATCGTGCGCGGGGAGTTCCTCCACGGTGAGCTGGTGGGTTTTCTTGCCGCCGACCGCACCGAGGGTCTTGTAGTCCTCGTCGCTGCCGTAGTAGCCGACCACGAATCGGCCGCGCAGGTCGGGCAGACGGAAGAAGCCCGCCGATGTCGTGAGCTGGCGGCCGTTGCAGTCGTAGCCGTTGTTGAAGGCCGCACCGATGGCGGCGAACAGTTCCGGGTACTCCGTCTGCCGGAGCTGCTGCCCCTCGCAGAGCAGATACCCGTCGGGAACCTCGCGCCCGGCCCACATTTCGACCATGCCCAGCGGCGACGGCTTCATGTCGGCGAGCGTCTTGCGCAGGGCGGCCAGTTCCTCGTCGAGGGTGGGCAGCGATTGGGCCTCGCGGAAATCTTCCCAGCGGTAGTTTTCATCGCCGACGCCGGGCGCGAGCGACCGCCTCACGTATGCCTGCGGATAGTCGTAGCCCTGCGCCTGCACGGAGATCACCTCCTGCTTGAGGTACATGCCGCTGCCGATTGCGCCGCCTTCCCAATACAGCACCTCCCCTTCGGGGTGCTCCCGCGTGTGCAGGAATACGTAACCTTCGGCCCGGCGGGCTCCGTTATCCATCGGGTCGCATCCGAGCAGCACGGCCTTGTTTCCGGCGATGTTGCCGATAATCGACACGACGTGCGCGTTGGTTTGCAGGTAGTCGAGCATTTCGCAGTCGGCGGGAAAGTCCTTGTTCGGCTGCAAGAGGTATCTTCCGTGTATCTGTTTCATTTCAAATGAAGTTTATCGAAAATCGTTTTGATGCCAATTTGTAGGTGTTCACAACACCCGTCACTTGGGCGAGGTCTACTTTGCCGTACAACGCGACGGGCAGGTTCACCCAGAAGTCGTAGCCGTTCACGCCGCCGTAACCTCGGCGGTTCAGTATCACGGCCCGGCCGGAACCGCGGGCCGGAAGCCGAACGCTTTGATCGGTGTCCCGGAGGTGCAGGATGATATATCCGACGTTCTCGGCATTGTCCGTGATCGTGATACGGCGGTCGATGGGGTCGAACATATCGTTCAGCACAGCCCGCAGATGACACACCTGACCGTTTTTCTGAACCCGGTACTCGGCATCGCGTTTCCACAACACGAATTGTGTGTGCAGCCATTGCAGGGGCGACACCGCGGCATAGGCCAGCGCCGCGAATCCCGGCTTGCGCCAAAATGTCGGCAGCAGGAGCAGAGCCAGCCGTTTCACGTTGATGTCGTACTTACCCATTGTAGACCTTCATGTTCAGTTTGATATCGCCCATCTCGAAATATCCCGCCGCCGGAACACACCGGGCGTCAATCGCAGTAACCACGCTTTCCCCTGCGGCGACGGTGGTTGCGCTCCGGAGTTCGGGTATCCTCACGCCGTCGATCTTCTGCAACTGATCCACGAGTGCCATGTTGGTATATTCGCCGTTGAAGGGCAGGTTCTCGATGTAATTCCGTATCGCCTCGCGGCAGGTACTCTCGACCGCCGAGGCAAGCAGCATCGGGTCGAAATAGATGTCCAGTTCGCAGTTGAAGCGGTCGGGCGCGATGTTCACCAGCGACGTCCGCACCCCGGCGTCCTTGATCTCGGCGATGTAGGCTTTGAGCTGGCTTTCGGTCTGCGCGTCGAGCGGACAACGGCGGCCGCCCTGTTCCCCCGCAACCTTGATCGTCAGCAGCGAGGCGTCGTCGCTCTCGTCGGCGACGGCATGCTTGACGACCCGCGCGGCCGTGATCTCCTCGTCGGTCATGTCCGCCGTGTCGTATTCGTCCGTGTCGGGGATCAGCGTCCGGTCCTTCATATAGGCCAGCACCATATCCCGGTACCACTTCGGGCGGTGCGGTTTCATTTTGTCGATACTGGCGTTCACCTCGCTGCGGAACGATTCGAACATGTTCTCCAGCGTCCACGCCGCAACTGCAAAGAGGTAGAACAGCACGCTCTCGACGGAGAGTTTCCCGAAGAAGGCCGCGAAACTGTCCCCGGCCGTAAAGCCGTAAAGTTTCGCCGCCGTTTCGTTGCGCATGAAGTCCGCCTCGATGGACTCCTTTATTTCCGCTATTGTTCTCATCGCACCATAAAATCAACTTCAATTCCCATATAGCCGATGCCGCCGAAGGGAGCGGCTTCGATTTCTTCGTCCGACAATTCCGTCGCCGGGCGTATCTGCCGGGCCGTGTACCTTTCCAGCACCATCTTGTCAGCCACGGGTGCAGTTTCGAGCTGCGCCCCTGCTTCCAGCGGTTCCGAGACACTCACGTCGTTTGCCGCCGCGAGGTCGAAGGCCGCCTCGACGCCGCCGCTGGTCTGTACCGCGATGTCCAAGAGGCTCTGCCTATCCGATGGTGCTATTTTCGCCATTGTACTCAATCGTTATCTGTCCGTCCTTCATTTCGACGCGCGACACGGACAATCCGCACGCCTGTAACATGGTCTTTGCATCCGCTTTCCACATCGGATTCGGGGACCCGCCGAGCATCTTCAATATTTCGGCCCCGATAAGCGGGTGCTCTTTGAACTCCCCGCGCACGGCCCGCAGAACGCACTCGGCCGTTTGGGCCGTCGTGTCGCCGACGGCCAGCCGCCCGGCGGTCACCTGCACATCGCCCGTTTCGGGGTCTATCAATATTCCGCGCATCAGTCCTAATGTTTCACGCTGTCGTTTTCCAGCTCCGCAGCGACGGTTTGTGTCAGTTGTCGGTTCGCCCATGCTGCGGCCGCAGTTTTGAGAGCCGCGCCGCCGTCTGTTCCCGCGGGAACCCATGCCGAGAATACCGCTTTCAACTCGTTTATGTCGTTCTCCAAAGCGTTGAGTCTCCCGGCGGTCTTTCCCGATATAACCAAACCGCCCAGACGCCCGCCGTTCAGCGTAATGCCTTCGTCCGTCACCGTCGCCGATGTCCGGCCGATGTCGAGCTGCACCTTGTCGATCTGGTCGCACAGCACGACCACGGCCACGGCCGGGTCGATGAAGGCCACCACAACGTAACTGCCTGCGGCCGGGAACTGCACAACCCCGACCGAGCCGTCTTGCGACGCTTGCAGGTTCACGCCCACGAGCGGGGCGCTCTCGTCGATGGGCGTACAGTCCACCGTCCGGGCCTCGACGTCCACGGCGTCCACCGTGCATATCTTACAGTACAACTCGGCCCCCGACATGGCGAGAACCCGTATAGCCTCTTTGAGTGTCATTCCGCTACCCTTAATCCGATTGTTATCTCCTGCCGGAACCCGCCCGTCCCGTATTTTATCACGTTTTTATCCGTCTGATATATGCCCCTGCGCACCCCGTCGATCTTGATTCCGATGTTGTCGAGCTTGTCGATCAGCACGGCTCCGAAGGTGGTGAAAGATCCGGCCAGCCCGTCGCGTTTCAGTCGTTTGAGTTCCTGCTCGGCCCATGCCTTCAACTCCTTTTCATCCTTATTGTAGGTGTGCAGCGTGCGGCGCTGGCCGTCGGCATCCCCGACATCGACGCGAATCCGTTTGTTATTCGGCCGCAGGGATATTGCCCGTATCTTGATCTTCACGTCGGCGGCGTTCTGCACGTCGAGTTGTGCATCGTCGATCAGGTTCACCCCGGTAGCGAACACCTGCTTACACTTCGTGTCCCGCTCGAACAGCACCCCGCAATACAACACGGGTTCGCCGTCCTCGATGCGGAAAAACGACCGGATGCCGCCCTGATCCTTCAACTGCCCGAGCAACTCGGTGACGGTGGAAGCCGTGACGCGGAACTGGCCGATGTGCTGTTCGCCGAACACCTTGTACTTTACGCCGAGGTTCTGATCGCGCAGAACCTGCTCGATGGTGGCCGCCTTGTAGGCGATCTTTTTCGCATCCCGCGATTTGAACAGGAACATGTAATCCTCGCAATGTATCTCGGTGGGATTTTTCAGTCCTATGGTCGTGATGAAACCCCGAAAGGCGAATTGCAGTTCGTTGTCGTACCCCAGCCACACCGACACCTCGTCGCCCCGCTTGATGGGCATGGAACTCTCGCCCTGCCAGCGGACTTTTTTCGGCAGCGTCACGACGCACGTATCGGTGAGCGTGTCGATGTCGCGGGTGATCTCCACCCCGGCGACCTTGTCGAACCGCCACGTCTTCGCACTTTTGATCTCAATTTTCGCAGTCAGCCGAAACATTGTTTAAAGGCCCTTTAAACGGTGTTTAATAGTCGGTGTTTTTGATTACGTAGTCCTCGTCGGACAACGCCTTCACGTCGATAGTCTGACGGTTCGAGTGCGTGTCTTGGTTCAGCGCGAATCGCGTCACCACGATACGGCTGATGTCGAACAGCTCGAAGAACACACTCGACACTTCGATGGCCTTGTTCTCGTCGAGAAACTCCCGGACTTCACGGATGCCCTCCTCCGGATATTCGTCCACGATTACGCCGTCGCGCACGGCCACAATCCCCACCGTTATACTGATGTCATAGTCGCCGTTGGAGATGTACTCCTTGATCGTACCGCTCAGCCCGACGAGCGTCGTGCGGACCATGTGCTTCTCGCGTGAGATATTCACGACTGCGTCGTTCACAACGAGCGTGCGGCCATCCTCGCGGCGCAGCGTCAGTTCGGTAAGCACGTAACGGCTCTCCCAATAGCTGCGGTCGGTGATCGGCACGGAAAGGTCGTGCCCCGCGATGTCTCCGCCGTGGCCTTCCCATGACGGGGATTTGGCGTTTTGCTGCGAGGGTTGAAAGCGGCAGAGGGCAAAGCGTGCCTGCTGTGCGACGCCTGCGGCCACAAACCCGAAACTTATCACTCCTAAATTTCCCATCACATTGCAAGGTTTACGTCGTTTACAGCGCTTAACACAGCCTCGGCGACCAATTCCTTCACCCGGCTCATATCTTCGCGCATATTGGTTGTATTGACCTCGAAGCGGTCGATCAGCTTCTCGATGTTCACGGTGATATTGCGGACCTTGTCGGCCTTTGCGCTTGTAGTCCCGATGCTTTGCAGTCCTCCGGCCAGCGGGTCGGGGTTGGGGTTCGGGGTGGGGGTCGTAGTTTCGACACCTGACGAGGCTTGCTCTTTGGCGGCGGCAGTGGCTTTCGACTTGGCGATCTCCGCGTCGTAAGCCTTCGTGAAGGCTCCGCCGACCTCGGCTCCGAAGTCCGAAAACCCGCCTTTCATTTTCTGAATGGCGGCCCGGATTCCCTTGCCGTCGAACTTGAACGCCGCGACGATCAGGTCGCCCAAACCGCCGAACACGGTTTTTGCCATGTCCCAAATACCCGTAAACACGGCCTTGAACGAGGCCCAAAGGCCCTTCAGCGTGGCCCGGAACTTCACGGAGGTATTCCAGAAATAGGCACCCACGGCGACCAGCGCGGCGATAGCCGCCGCAATCCATCCGATGATCGGGACGTTCATAATTGCCACGCCCACGGCCCGGCAAGCGGTTACTGCGGCCGTCTTGAACGTAGCGAAGCCTGCCGAGGCAATGCCTGCGAACGTGACGGATGCCGTGCCGCCCGTTACGAGCGAGAGGACATAAGCCCCCAGCGCCTTGATGCCGGACCATATTCCGGCGGTGGCAAAGCGCAGCGTGGCGACGGTCGCCTGCACGATGTTGCGCATGAAACCCAGCGCTTGCACCTTACCGATGCTCAAATAGCCGTTATACATTTGCAGCGACAAGACGGCCCGGCCCATCATGCCGATCACCCCGTGCCACATTCCGGCGAAATTCAAAGAACGGATGAAAGCGATGCCTTTTCCGACGCCCAACAGCAGCGGCGTCATCTGCGCCAGCGGCACAAGCGAGCTGACCACGACCTCGACCCAAATCCCCCAGTCGCCCGATGCGTTGAACAGCGAGATTTTCAGGTCGTCGAACTTGGCCCGCACGCGGGAGAGCCGTTCGTTGTAGCTTCCCATGATGATACCCGCCTGCTCGACGGCCGTGTTCGTGGCGGTGATCACCGACTCGTAACGGGTCACTTCGTCGATGCCCTGCACGAGGGCCATTGCCGCGTTACTGTTTTCCCGGCCGAACAACTTCGTGAACAGCGCCGAGTCGTTGAGTACCTTTTTCAGCGGGGTTAGACGGTCCGTGAGGGACTTCGATTTGTCGGTGAGCGCGTTGATGTTCACGCCCGCCGCCGTCAGTTCCTCCTTCACGTCTTTGGGCAGGAAGCGTCCGGTCGAAAGTATCGCCATGACGTTACGCAGCGCGACGCCGCCCTCGGCCCCCTTTTTCCCTGCTTTGTCGAGCACCTGAATCGCCGCGTTCGTTTCCTCGAACGATACGCCCGCCGCCTTGGCCGCCATACCACATTGCTCCAGCGCGACCTTGATCGTCGGCAGCTCCGCGGAACCCGCCTGCCCGGCAGCGGCCATGACGTTCATCATCTTCGCCATCTGACGGCTCGCCTCCATCGGGTCGGCCAGCGATACGCCGTACTGGTTCATGGCCGTTGTCAGCACCTCGGCCGCAGCCGTGGCATTGCCGCCCATCGTCTTGCTCAGAACGGCGATATTGTCGCCCATCGCTTTGAGCGCCGAGGGGTACTTCGCCAGTTCGGGCGAGAGCTGCGACAGCAGGAGTTTGTACGACTCGACGGATTGCGCCGCCGAACCGCCGAACGCCTTTGCCGTATCGCGGGCGTAGCCTTCGATCGTCCGCAGACTTTCGCCCGTTTCGCCCGATATGGCCGAGAGGTCGGCCAGCGAAGCGTTGAGCGCAGCACCCGGCTGCAGGGTTTCCTGCATCGTGCGGCCCACGCCCTCGATGTACTGCGTGAACTGATTTAGCGCGAGCAGCTTGCCCTCGAAGCTATCCCACAGCCCGACGGACTTGTGGATTTTGTCGTTCAGGTCTTTCACACCCTGCGTGATGCCCTGCACGACAACATCGCAGTTGCCCGTGATATTGAAGGAATAGTTAAATGCGTAGCTGCTCATTCACTACTTTTTTGGTTCTTCCGCAAAAAGTTTCTCTAACAGTTTTCCGAGCGCGAGGAGGCGCGTTCGTTCCAGCCATACGGCCTGCTCATACAATCCCGCCCACTCGTCATAGGTCAGCGTACCGGGGTCGATGTGAAAATTCGCCCGGATCAGGGCGCACCCCTTCGTAATCGTCTGCTCGTCCTCGATGTCCGAAAGGGTGTGCGCCCCTACAAGTTTTTTATTTCCGTGTGGCAGGTGGCGAACAGACTGCCCAGCGCACCGAGGGCCGACGTTTTGAGAATCGCATCGCTCTGAACGAGCGGGCTGCCGCCGAGCCAGCAGTTCTTGAACATCGTGTCGGCACCTTTGAGTTCGTCCTGCTTGCTCACGGCGTTGACGGCCGACATTACGTCCATCGACGGCCGTCGGAAATAACCGACATGGTGTTCCTTGGCCATATCGTCAAAGACATCTACTGCGATGACCCGGCCGTTGGCCTGTTTCCACGACTGGCGCATTTCGTCCGTGACACCGCCGTCGAGGACGGGATACTTGGCACGTTTGGCGGCCAGTTCCTTGGCTTTCTGTTCCTGTTCCTGTTCCTGTTCCTGTTTATTCTCCATAGTTGATTGATGATTGGGTTATACCTTCGGCTGGCCCCACTCGATATGCGAGGGAATCAGCGTAAGCTCGACCTGCTGGTTCAGGTCGCCTTCCTTCCAGTCCACCTTATTCTCGTCGAACTGGCAGTTCCGAATCTTGTCGGTCGTGATAATACCGCTTTCGGGCAGGTACGACACCGTAATATCGAAAGGTGCGATGTCCTGCAGGCGACCGTTCGGGGCCTGCCGTTGCAAAGCCACGATCTCGCTTTTGTAAAGGGTGATCGCGGCCGACGGCGTGATGCGCCCCTTCGAGCGGGACACGGGATGCCGTCCGGCGCCGTAGTTGTTCTGCACGTCCTGCTTGTCACCGTATTTGATTGCGGTGATCCCGACGAACGGCACGCCGTTCGCTGCGGCGACGATGTCGCCCCAAGCAGGTTCCACTCCGTTAATCAGCGGCACTCCGTTTCTGATGTTCATTCTGTGTTGGATTTGAGGTTAGACACTCTCGGCAAAGCCGATTTTCACCTTGAAGCGACGCACGACACCGACGCCGACAGGCCGGATTACGAACTCGATTTCGGACGTAGAAAGCACGTTCTGATCGGGGTCGATTTCGACCACGTAGCCGCTCAGCTCGCCCGCCTTCTCCATATCTTCGAGGGCCTTCTGAGCCGTGGTCTGCAAGAACTCCACGCTGTGAGTCTGCAACTGCCCCGTAGTCTTGTCGATGTAGACATTGCCGCCGAGCTTCGGCAGCAGGTAGGTGCGGATGCCGCGCACGGCCTTGTCCATCGTGCGGACGTTCTCGATGTAGGCATAGTCGCTCGTCGGGGCGTCCATCGTGTGCGAGTCGTTCATGTACGACCCGGACAGTCCGGAGTAGGTCACGAAGAACAGGTAACGCGATTTGTCGAGCGCCTCGACGACGGCGCGGTCCAGCGTTTTCAGCAGCGTGCCGTCACCGAAGGCCGGGACATCGACGCCCGTCGGGAATTTCTCGATCCACGCGATAGACTCGTGAACAGCGGCCAGCGACACGATGCCGAGGACCACACCAAGACCCGAAACGGAGGCTTTCTCCGTGTTTTCCGCATCGACATATAACGCTGCGCCCGTTGAACTTCCGGCTTGCCCGATCACCGTCCATACGCGCTCCTTGTCACCCGCGAGATTGCTCGGCAGCGACGCCACGGCCGAGACCTTCGGAGCGTAGATGATGCCCAGCGGCATATCCTGCTCTTCGAGCGTCGCAGCGACCCCTTGCAGGGCCGTGAGGTTGTCGGCCGCGAGGGGTGTGCGTCCGTCCCATACGCCGAGCTGCCGGAGTCGGCCGTCGGTGAAGTTCTGCATCTTCTTGACCTCGGCATAGGTGTTGGCTCCTTCGGGGCTGGTGAAAATGCCGACGTACAGGCTGATGCCCGGATTGATGCGGAAGATTTCGGAAAGCTGGTAGTGCAGGACCCGGATGTCCCAGTTGTCAGCGTCCGCCGTGATACCCAGCGCCTCGGCCGTTTCGATGGTCGAAACGGCTTTGATGCGCTCGCTCTCGGAGAAGCCCGAAGGCAGCGCGGCCGAATAGATCACCAAACCGGAGACATGATCTTCTCCTGCCAGTTTCTTGGGGATGTTCCCGTTGGTGCGGGTGAATTTCAAAGACTGCATTAGGCTTTGTAGTTTTCGTTGGTGACTGTGACGACGAGCTTGTCGTCGAGGGTGCGGCCGTGGTTGTCGGCGTCGCACTTCACGAAGAAGGGCGTGCCGTCCGAGGTCACATAGACCGTCTGTTTGCCGGGGTGACTCCGGAACACCTGCTTCGCCACGGCCTGCGCTGCGGTGTCGCGGATGGTCTTCTTTGCGGCAGACGCCTTGCCCGAACTGCGTGCGGCACTCTTTGCCGGAGCTGTTTTCTCGGACCGGGCCGACGGTTCGGCCGGGACCTGCTCGGAGGCGGGGGCTGTGTCGGGCTGCTCAGTCGAAGCGGGAGCCAGTTCGGAAGTCTCGCTGCCGTCCGGTTCCGGGTCGGCCTGCGGCTGATCGGGTACGATGTCCGCAGGCTGTTCGGCCGGGACCTGTTCGGGGTTCTGTTTCGCTGCGGCCTTGCGGGACGCGGCTTTCGTATTCTTGTTTGCCATTGTGGATGGGTTACTTGTTCTTGAAAAAGCGGTAAAAAATGTATGTCAGCGACAACAGGCCCACGAAACAAAGGGCCTTTTGCCACCATGTAAGACCGCGGCGGCTCTTGGTCGTGGTCGCGGTGTCGGTCGCCGTCTGCTGGTCCGACTCCCCGCGCAGGTGTAGCTGGTCCTGTTCCTGCGTCATGCTCCCGGCCGCCGTGCGGGTGTCGCGTGCCTGCGTCTGCCGCAGGCGGCTCGAATCCTGCACCGAGTCGGAGCGGTGGCGTCGCTGGGTGGTTTCCCGCAGCAGGGGCGGCTTCCCGGTCAGCGTGTCGGCCGGGCGGCTCGTGTCGTACTCCCGTGTGACGGTTTCGACATCCTCGGCCGTGGTCCGGTTACGGGTCCGCTCGATGGCGAGCTGCTCGCGCAGGGCCTCGCACAACTCCCGGAAAAAGATACTGTCTCGCGTGATCTCCCGGTCGGCGGCGAACTGCTCATGCGTGTTATTTGTCCGCTGCTCCTGCGTCTTGGCAAGCCGTTTCTGCGGACTGCAATTCGAGAATAACAGGACACTCAGCAGCGTGAGGGCAGGTAGAAACCTTGCCGATAGCCTTTTCCAGTCGTGAAACATTCGTGTTGAGTCGTTTTACTTGGCCTTCGAGCGGTCGCACGATATTCTGCATGATGATCTCGTTCCCCAGCCGGGCGTTTTCCAACTCCTTGCGGTTGGCGTCGGCCTTCGCCGAGGCAACCTCCGCCCGCAGCTTCGCTATCTCGGTGTCGTACTTCTGCCGGGTAAGCCGGGACGAGAGCCACGCAGCCACAGGGGTCGCGGCTATGCCGATAAGGGCGAGGATTATTTCTGCGGGCATTCGATTCCAATAGATTTGAGCCATGCCGCAACGTCGAACGACGGGCAGGCTTTACGGACGCCCGGCAGGTCGCGGTGGCCGACGATTTTCACTTTCGGGTTTTTCTCGTGGAAGTCGATAACGTAGCGTTCGAGCGCTTCCCTCTGCGCGTGTGTTCGGGTGTCCTTCGGCGTTTTGCCGTCGGCGGCACAGCCGCCAGCGTAAACAATATGCCGCGCCACACCGTTGTAACCAGCCGCGCCGTTTGTTATTTCCCACGGGTCCACGAATGCGTCCTCGTTGTTCCCGACCAACCGCTCCACCGTGCCGTCCAAGTGAAAAAGGTCTGTATATCCGACCTGACGCCAGCCCCGGCCGCCCTCTGACACGGGGGCCGTGTGCCACCGCCGAATATCGGCGGCGGACACTTCCCGGCCTTCGGGGGTTGCGGTACAATGAATGACCAGATATTGCAGAGCCTTTTTCATTGTATTATGCCGCAGGGGTTTCCGATGCTGCTTTTGCGCTCACGATGGCGCCGAAGCCCTCGTTACGCAGCGGCAGACAGATCGTGTACGTGCGCATCGAGAAGATGTTCTGCTGGTTCTCCGGGTCGAGATCAGCGGGGCGCAGGTAGGACTTCGTCGAGCCGTCGGCACGCATCGCCCGCTTGGTCGTGAAAGCTACCGAACACTGACGGTCGTTGTCGCCGATAACCGCGCCGAACGCCTTCTTTTTGAGCGTCGTGGTGTCGTAGTAGGGACACTCGTCGTACTCGTACACATCGAAGCCGTACATCTTGGCGATCTTGCCCGTGGTGTAGTCGTACATCTGTTTCTCGAAGCGCTGGTCCGTCTCCAGCAGGTCGGCGACATGGTCGGCACACAGTACGAGGATGCGGCCTTCTTTGGGGATTCGCAGTTTGTCGAACTTGTTTTTCAGCGACACGATGTCCGCGCGGATCAGTTTTTTACGACCGTCCGATGTGGCCTCGCCCGTAGTGGTAATAACCGGGGTCTTGGCCGTGTTCTCCGCGGGAGCCAGCGAATGGATGGCCCGCGAGTACTTCTTCTCGAAGAACATGTCCTTGTGTTTCTCGATCACGAGGGCCATCTTGTCGTAACCGATGGCATGCAGTTCATCGTCGGTAATAGGAGTCGGGCGCGACTGGAATTTATCGAGCTGCACGGACTTGTCACCGTCGGGGAGTTCCTGTACGGTCAGCGGGTAGGTCGTATTGTTTACCAAAATTTCAGGGTCCGCACCGACATCGACGAAGTGGATGGCGTCGGCTTTCACATACGAGTCGTAGGCGCGAATGGCATTGTACCAGCCGATGCTTTCCGCGGCTGTCCGGAAGGCTTTGATAAGTTCGCCCGTCCATGCTTCGGGATAGATACCCGCGGCCAGCACGCCCGAAGGCATGAAGCCGCCGCACAGCGCAGAGGCCGCCGACATGCCGTTCACGGCCGCGATGCCCGCAATGGGGTTAAAGTCGAATACGCAGGCAATGGTGGCTCCGACTGCGGAATTGACACCGAGCGCTGCGAGCATGCCCAAAAGGGCAAAAAGGAATTTTCTCATTCAGAAAAAGGGAATGTTTAGAGGTGAATCTACTTGAGGGAGTTGGTGAAGTTGGGCGCGAAGCCGTAGTGAGCCTTGTACAGCCGGATGTACTCCGAGCGGTTCTGCTCGCGCAGCTCGATCTTCTGCTCGTCGGACATCTTGTCCCACGAGAGCGTCATGTTGCCGCCCTGCGGTTTACCGCCGCCGATGAAGTCCATCGGCTTGGATGCGGGCGTCATCATCGCCAGCGTGTCGCGCAGCGTGTCGATGCCGGCCTTCTTGCCCAGTTCGATCATCTTCGGCATCTGCGCCTCGGTGATCTGACGATTGTCCTTCGCCGCCGTCACGGCATCGGTGATGCGGGCCAGCGTGAGTGTCTCGTTCTCGGTTTTCAGCGCCCGGATTGCGGTTGCTGCGTCTGCTTCGGTCGCCGTAGTCGGAAGGCCGAGCAACATCAAAATTTCATTCATCTGAAAAATCTTGTTTTGGGGTTTGTCGTCGTTGTCGGGTTTGAGAAGCGGCAGCAGGTCGTTGTCTTCGCCCTGCGCGAGTGTGAGCAGCTTGCCGCCGCTGTACAGGCGAACCTGTAAGGCGTCGTCGTTCGCGCCCACGTCCACGATTGACACCTCGACGAGTTTCGAGCGCGTGACCGTCGGCCGGGTCTGTCCCTGCACCACATTCTGCGGGTCGTCCGACCATTCGAGGATTTCGATACCTGCGGACAGCATGCGCAGCGTGCCGCGCTCCCATTTGGCTGCGATTACCTTCTCCTCGTCGGTGTCGCCGTCGATCTGCGGCGTGCCGAACAGTCGGTCGTTCTCGACGCGCAGGTCGTTCATCGTGCCGATGGGAATACCTCGCTTGTGCATATACAGCACGATGGGGTTCTTCTCATACTGCGAAATGTCGAGACCTTCGGTCAGGACGCGCGTGCCATAGGCGTTCACGCTGTTGCTGGTAATGACTGCTTCTCTTGCCATTCAGTTTTTTTACGGCCTCGGACACCGCCGACAGAATGTCGGCGGGTCGGTCGGCCTCGGATGCAAAAAAGGTTTGTAGCGGGAGCGGGACTCGAACCCGCGGCCTTGAGGGAATGAACCTCACGAGCTGCCAACTGCTCCACCCCGCGATTCAGATGCAAAGATGCAGGGCTAAATCCGGCGTAACAATCGGAGTGTAAAAACCTTACACTTCATTTTACATACTTCTGTTTATGGCGCAACTTTGCCCCGTCGAACGCCCTCGCAGGGCATCATTTTTTTTCGTATGAATGGGTAGGAAAATCGCCGGAGAATTGAAGGAGTTCGCCGAACTTCTGTATATGCAGGGCACGCCGCAGAACATCATCGCCGAGAAGATCGGCGTGTCGAAGAACACCATCGGCGCGTGGGTCGCCGCCGGGTGCTGGGCCGAAAAAAAAGTAGCGCAATCGCTGACACGGAAACAAGTCGTGAACAACGTACTGCGCTCTATAAACAAAGTCGCCGAGAACCTCGGCAATTCTTCCGACCCCACGGCGGTCGGGAGTAGCAGCGACCAACTGGCGAAGATGGCCGCCACCATAAAAACCCTCGACAAAGACGTGTCCGTCGTCGATTACATGGAGTGCTTCATGTCCTTCGGGCGCTGGCTCGAACAACGCGCGGAGTTCGACCCCGATGTCACGGCCGAGTTCCGCAAAGTCGTAAACGATTTGCAAAACAAATTCGTCGTCGAGCAGCTCAGTATAGGTAAAGTACAATAACGATGGGCAACAATGTTGTAAAAACCTATGCCGAGTGGCGGCAATGGTGTATTATCGTAAAAGAGCGGACGACCGTTCGCCCGGAGTCGCCAGCCGAGAAGCAGGCCCGCATCAGGCGTGCCCGGACCGACTACAACTTCTTCGTAAACCATTACTTCCCACACTACACCGACGACCCGGCGACGGGAAAACATACCGAGTGCGCCCCGTTTCACATCGAGGCCGCGAACCGTGTCCGCAAGGACCCGAACTATAAAGGAGTCGAAAAGTGGGCACGCGGTCACGCCAAGAGTACGCACTTCGACATCTTCATGCCCCTGTGGCTGAAAATACAGGAGCCGCGCGAGATCAACGTAATGGTCCTCGTTGGCAAGTCCGAGGAGAACGCCAAAACGCTGCTCGGAGACCTGCAGGCGGAGCTGCAATACAACCAGCAATATATCGCCGACTTCGGCGTGCAGTATAACGCAGGCGATTGGCAGGACGGCAAGTTTGTGACGGCCGACGGCTGCGCCTTCTTCGCCCGCGGCCGCGGGCAGTCCCCGCGCGGCCTGCGCTACCGAAGCCGCCGCCCCGACTATATCGTCATCGACGACCTCGACGACGACGAACTGTGCGGGAACGAGGCACGTGTGAAGCGGCTCGTGAATTGGGTGAAGGAAGCCCTGTTCGGAACGCTCGACGGCGGCCGCGGACGCTTCATCATGGTCGGCAACCTTATCAGCAAGAACTCTGTGCTGGCAGCGATGGCGAAGGCCAAAGGTATACACGTCTCGCAGGTGAATATCCTCGACAAGAAGGGTAACGTGTCATGGGCCGCGAAGTGGTCGCGCGAGGAGGTGCAGAAGATGGCCGATTTCATGGGCTACCGCTCCTTCCAAAAGGAGTACATGAACAACCCGATCACCGAGGGCGTGGTGTTCCGGCAGGAGTGGGTCCGGTGGAAGAACCCGCTGCCGCTCGACAAGTACGACTATCTCGTGGCCTATTGCGACCCGTCGTTCAAAAGTTCTTCCAAGAACGACTACAAGGCCATCAAACTGTGGGGCAAGGCCGGAACCGAGCTGCATTGCCTCGCGGCGTTCGTCCGGCAATGTTCCGTCTCCGAAATGGTGCGCTGGTGGTACGACCTGCACGAACGGATGCCCGAAAAAGCCGTAGCCGAATACTACATCGAAGCCAACTTTTTGCAGGACATCATCCTCGACGAGTTCACCCGCGAGGGAAACATCCGCGGCTATCAGTTGCCCATCCGGGCCGACCGCCGCAAGAAACCCGACAAGTTCCAGCGCATCGAGGCGATCTCGCCCCTGTGGGAGCGCGGCTTCGTGTACTACAACGCCAAGCAACGGAACGACCCCGATATGCTGGCCGGACTCGATCAGACCTTATGCTTCGAGAAAGGCATGTCGGGCCATGACGACGCCCCCGACGCCGACGAAGGGGCCATTTACAAACTGCAACAGCACACCCGACAACAGGCGTTCACGCCGTCGGTCGGGTACAGGCATATATCAGCTAAAAATTTATGGTAAAATTATTCAGGGCGCTGGTATTCCAGCACCGACTCAAAAAACAGATTCGCATCGCCGACGAACGGAAACGCCGGACCGGAAAGAAACAGTTTGTAATCACCCTCGGCGGCCGTCCGCTGTGTGTGTCCAAAAAGCGCATCCGCACGCTGATCTCCGAGCAGGTTTATCGCCGTGGCGTGAAGGTCGCCGACATCGCGGCCATTGCCATCTATAAAACCAAATAGCGAATGTTTCTCGAAGATCGGGATTACAAGGTCGTCTGCAACGACGACACCCTCGACATCATCACGCAGAGCGACGAGCAGACCCGCCGCGACGCCGAACGGAGCGCACAGGAAGAAGTGGAAGGCTATCTGCGCGCCCGTTACGACACGGCGAAGGCTTTTGCACAAACGGGCGACAAGCGAAATGCGATGCTCGTGCGCGTCACTGTGAGTATCGCCCTGTTCTACCTCGGACAGTCGCTACCGCAGTTCATGGGCAACGAGCAACGCGAGACCATGTACAACAATGCGATTGCATGGCTCAAAGACGGACAGAGCGGCAAGGCCATGCCGGACCTGCCGCTGTATGAATCCGAGGACGGCGAGGACCCGCAGAACCCGGTGCGCTTCGGCTCCCTGCCTGCCCGAAAATATACCTATTGAAAACCTTTCAAACACCGTTTAAACACCGATTGAATGGGTAAGAACAAGACCGCCCGAAAGGCGGCTCCCGATTTCGAATCACGCACATACGAGTCCCTGATGGCTGCCGCCCGTGCGGCCAAAACCATCGAGCAGAAGCGAAGCGTCCTCATCCAGCTCAACGAGGTTGCGGCACGTCTCTCGCAGAAAGATATTGCGACATGGCGGCAGGCATGGCAGATGGCGCTCAATGTCGAGAACCCCAAGCGCGGCCGACTTTACGACTGCTACACCGACGCGCTGATCGACCTGCACCTCACGGGCTGCATCGGCCAGCGGGACGGCAAGACCCTGCAAAAGAAATTCGTGCTGAAAACCGAGGACGGGAAAGAGGACGATACGGCAATGAAGATTTTCGAGCGCCAATGGTTCGCGGACTTCGTGAGCTATGTGCTTGAGTCCCGTTATTGGGGGCACTCGCTCATTCAGTTGGGCGACGTTACGACCGTGAACGGCGTGCGTACCTTCACCGACGTATCGCTTGTGCCGCGTAAGCACGTCATACAGGAGTATGGCGTCATCGTGAAGGATGCGGGCGACGATCCCCAGCAGGGCGTGAGCTACCGCACGGGTGGACTTGAAAAGTGGTGCGTCGAGGTCGGCAAACCCCGTGATCTCGGCCTGCTGCTCAAATGCGTGCCGCAGGCGTTCTCGAAGAAGAACATGCTGGCCTACTGGGATGTGTTCGGTGAAATTTTCGGCATGCCCATCCGCATCGCCAAGACCGCCGCGCAGACAGGGTCCGAGCGCAGCCGCATCGAGTCGATGCTGGCGAACATGGGCGCGGCCGCATGGGGACTGTTCCCCGACGGAACCGACATTGACATCAAAGAGTCGAGCCGGGGCGATGCCTTCAATGTTTACGACAAGCGAATCGACCGGGCGAACTCCGAAATGTCGAAGGGCGTACTGAACCAAACGATGACCATCGACAGCGGCTCGTCGCTCTCGCAGAGTGAGGTGCATCTTGAAGTGTTCGGCAACGTCTGTGCAGCCGACGCAACGATGGTGAAGAATATCGTAAACGACAAACTCATTCCCCTGATGATCGAACACGGATTTCCGTTGCAGGGGTTGATTTTCGACTGGGACGAGGCGGCCTCGTTCACGCCGTCCGAGCGCCGCGAAATGGAGCGGGTGGTATTACAGTATTACGATGTAGACCCGCAGTATTTCATCGACCGCTACAAAATACCCATTACCGCCAAACGTGCGGACGGTTTTTTCGAGTAGGGACTGACCCCGACGGCGGCAAGGACAGTCCCGAAACGAAAACCGCCACGCATGCCGCGAAATCGGCGCATTACGCCCTGTTCCGCCGGGCGATGGCGGACTTGTACGCTCCGGGAGAACTGACGCTAAAAGCGGCTCGAAAGCCCGATTTCGATCATGGCCGATTCGACACGGCGGCACGCTATGTTTACAACTGCGGCGGCTTTACCCCGGAGATGCTCGAAAGTAAGCCCGTGCGTGCGCTGATCGACGAGACGAACCGCGTCCTCGGCTCGACGATCTCCGTGTCGCACGAGACTCCGCCCGAACTGACGGCGGCGCTGCGGAACAACGTGTTCATCTTCTCCGGGCTGAAAACCTATCACTCGCTTTCCGAGGTCGGGCTGTCACTCACCAACGAGGACGGCAGCACCAAATCGTGGCCCGACTTCTACAACGAGGTGAAGGCCATCGACGGACAGTATAACGGCAATTATCTTTATGCCGAATACAATCACGCCGTCCACTCCGCACAGATGGCCGTGAAATGGCACGAGTGGGAAAAGGACGGCGACCAGTACGATCTGCAATACCGCACGGCTGGCGACGAGCGTGTCCGCGAGGCGCACCGCCAGCTCGACGGCGTGACCCTGCCGCCGAGCGACAAGTTTTGGGAACGCTACCTGCCGCCCAACGGCTGGAACTGCCGTTGCAATGTCGTGCAGGTCTTGCGCGACGACTATCCGCGCTCCGACAGCGACAAGGCCACGGCCATAGGCGACGAGTACACCCGGACCCCGAAGGCGCAGATGTTCCGGTTCAACGCGGGCAAGACCCTCGAAATATTCCCCGCGAAGCACCCATACCGAAAAGCCCCGGCGAAGGTGAAGAAGGCCGTCGAGCAGATGGCCGTCGAGTTGCGGACCCCGCAGGAAGTCGTCGATTTCCTGAACGCCTCCGAGGTGCGCCGGGCATGGTTCGAGCGCGGATTCAATTCGTTAATATCGACGACCAAGCACGGCGTGAACGGATACACGGATATGCGGGGATTGATCGCCATGACGAAGGCACGGCTCGACAACGTGCTGGTCGGACTCACCAAGCTGCGGCAGGGGAAGGAGATCACCTTCGACGAGGCCGATGCGCTGGCGACCTTTTGGCACGAGATCACCCACAACCGGAGCAAACCGGGAAATACATTCCGAACGCACTTTCAGACGGATTACATGGAATTGGCAAACGAATTCGTCGCACGCAAGACCCTGCCGGAGTTCTACGAAGGGGTAGGCGGAAAGATGCAACATCCCGAATTTATGGCCGACCGCCAATCAACGGGATATAATACGTGGGTGCGCAACTACTGCAAAGCCATCGAGCAGACCGGAGCCGATGCCGACAGCGTACTGGCAGCCGTGCGGGAACATTTGTTCACACAGCCGTACAACGAACAGAAAGACGGGTTAGTGGCTGCTCTGATAAAGGGCGGAGCACATAAAGCTGACGGGAAGAAACTGACGAAGGGTGAAGCGGTGAAGATCGTAACGCGATGCCTACAAAACAGAGAAATCGAATTTTCGGAGTTGGTCGAATAAAGGACTATTCGTTATGAATGGCCCGCCACTCCTCGCCGAACTCCTTTTCGATGGCCTGCGCCAATTTCTTGTCCCCGCATAAGTCTGCAAAGTACATGAAGGTCATGGCCCGATCCTGATCGACATGTCGCAAAAAATCATCCTTGTCGGCCTCGCTATGCCCGCCGAGAATCTCGTCGAGGACAGCAGGGTCGGTAGTGAAGTCGAGGAACGACTTGCTCCGGAGCTGTAAATTGCCGTAGTCCATTGGATAAATGATGCGTTTTCGCAAAAATAGCGGTTTTTCCGCTCAAAAACAAAAGAATGCCTAAAAATAACAACATCATGCCTGCCGTGCTGCGCGATATGCGGGTAAAGCTGGCGGAAATGTTCGATCAGAATTTCCGCGAGCAGGGATTCTTCGGGGCCAAATGGCGGCCGAAGAAGGTCTACTCGAAGGGCGGAAGTCCCACGATCTTGATCGTGACCGGGGCGATGCGGCGCGGCATCCGGGCGCAGGTGCGCGGCCGCAGCGTCGTGTTCACCTCCGACAAACCCTATACTGCCCTGCACAACGAAGGCGGCGTGTTCCGGCAGAACGTCCCGGCCCATTACCGCAACGTGCGCGGACGTCGCTCCATCGTGCGGGTGCACTCCCGGATGATGCGCATGCCGCAACGACAGTTCATCGGCGACCACGCGAAGGTGCAGCGGGCCATCGCCGACATTATGACCCGACACCTCGAACGCATCAGCCGCGACCTTACCAAAATCACCAAGATATGAGAAAGACCCTTTATTTGGCCCTCGAAGAAAGGCTAAAACAGATTGTTTTCGTGGATGGCGTGCCGACCTTCGAGCCGGATGCCGACAAACGCAAAGGCAAGCGCCCCGCGTTCCAGCACTTCGACTTGTGGAACGAGAACATCCTGCAACTTGTCAAACAGCGACCGTTCGCAACACCTGCGCTGCTGGTCGAATACGACCCCATCCGCTGGAATTACGGCGGGCATAAAGTGCGAGAGGCCGATATTCTGATGCGGTTGCATGTCGTTACCGCGACGGCGGCCACGGCCGAGGCGGGCGGACGTTATCAGGACAAAGCCCTCGAACGCTTCGACATCATCAACGGCGTGACGCAGGCCCTACTCTCGTTCAGTTTCGACGACGGCGTCCGGCAGGCCGGGACGTTCCGGCAGGCCGAATCTGCAACCGACCACAACCACGAGCAGGTATGCGACGACATCGAAAGCTGGGTCGCCTTCTGCCGGGATGCGTCGGGGTGCAAGATTCCCGGAACCGCATCGTCGGTGCAGCGTTTCGAGCTGCGGCCGGGCCAGTAACGAACAACCCCCGGCCGTATGGCTGGGGGTTGTTGTTAAAATAGCGAGAGTTGCCGCTGGCGTTCGGCTACCTCGGCCTCGTTCAACTCTTTGGGTGGGGTGGAAATGTAATTGAGGAACGTGCGGTAACACATCGGGTACACCGGGTAAACATGCTCTCGCCATACCGCCTTGTAGCACTTTTTCAATACGCCAGCTTCATAATGTTCGTTCGCAATGTCACAAACCAGTTTGATACGTCGCAGCGTGTTGATATTCCTTTTTACACCTTTTTTGCCCATTCTCCGAAAATATCGCTATCTTTGTCAAAACTTCCACCTTTTGACTCGTTGGCTGATATTTCGGTCGGCGAGTTTTTTTATTCCTGCAGTCTGTCTTGGCCCGTGAACGGCTCGATCTTAACCGTCCCGGCATTCACCTTCCAGACGCGGCCCCGGCCGTCGCAAACCGGGCAGGAAACGACTGATACTTCCATCAGTTTGTCCCCGCAAAATCCGGGGTCGTGAACGTAGCCTCGACCGCCACAGTTGCGGCACAGTTCGACGGTTGCCTTGCGGTACTCTCGCGTTTTACACATTCGGCTTAATCCTCCTTCTCTTTTTTGGGTTCGACATAAAATGTTTCGGCTTGGCCTACGATGATGCCGCACTTCTCCATCAGCGGAGCGATCTCCTCGTTTTCACGGTCAGCAAGGAGTTTGTCTTTCGCAATCGCTTCTTCGGTGCGGATGTACGACGGCAGGAACTCCCGGACCAGTTCCAGCGCGGCCGCCCATGTGAAGCCCCGGCGGGGTTTGAGTTGCGGGTTGCCTGTGCGGAAGCCGATAACGCCGTGCGTCGTTTCCATGCTCCGGCGCTTCGAGAACAGCACCTCGCGCTGTTCCGTGGCGAATACCTGCATGACCTCGAACGACTCGGTTTTCTGCTGCTCCAGCTCCGCGAGCCGTTCGGCGTTCCGCTCCCGGATGGCGACGAACTCCTTGTCCATCGCCGCGTTGATACTCTGCACCTCGGCGTCCGCTGTCGCATAACGGCCGAAGGCTTCCTCCATCTGTTCGCGCGTGATGCCCGACACGATGATCTTCTTTGCTCTTTTTGCCATAAAATTCGTTGTTTTAATTGTTCAGTTGCCTTTTTTGCCCGGGGCTGCTCCGACCGTCGGCCGATATTCCCGATATGCTTTGCAAGCCATTCGCAGAGGCGGGCCGTTTCCCGCACCGCTTCTGCGTAGATTTGCAATGGTTCTGCTAAAGTTTGCTCGATCATGGTTCTGAATCCAACCGCTCGGCGACTTCGTCCTGCTTTGGGTGGGTTAATTTTTCAGTTACCAAGCGACCAATTTGTTCGCTGCTTTACCGATCACCTCCGCGATATTCTTGTTTTTCTTGGCCGGAATGGAGATACTATCTACAAGGTTTTCCGGATTTCCGCAAACCCGACTAACTCCGTTAGTGGTCAGCCCCGCGTTGGTCTTGTTAGCGGCGAAGAACGCCACGGAACAGCCACCGAGTAGGTCCGGATTTGCATCCGTAATATCGTCGATCTCCTGTGCGATCTCTTTCATGCGCCGAAGGAAAGCGTCCGAGTCCATCACAGCGGGGCGCTTTCGCTCACGTTCCCGTGTTATTGTTTTAACCGGAAGGCGGCGACCGCCGACGAGAATTTCAATGTCGCCCCATTTGTACTCCTTGGGCGGACGGATAAGGTTTGCGGGTGCATACTCAACCGCATAGGTCAGCCCCGTAACCGAGTCGAGGACGTTTACGGCCATCGCCGTATGCAGAACTTTCTTTTTTTCGCCGAATAGCGACAGCGGCACAGGTTCAAGTTCTACAAATTCCCGTTCGTAGGGGTCGGCGATGATTTTGTACTCCACATCGCCGAGACGGGTTGTGCTGTTCGTTTTAAGGCACACGGCCTTTGCGTAGTTCGGCTTGTAGCCGAAACCGATGATTGATTTGTCGTTCATAGTGGTATGAAATTTAATTTACAGTGGGTTTTTCGTCTTTCAGTCGTATTTCACAGCGACTCGTTATCACTTTGTTGGCGCCACCTTCCATCTCGGCACGCATTTTTACAGCAATGAAATCTGACATTATTCGCCGTAGTTCTTCGTTTGCAATGGAGGGATCATCCAGTTCTGTTTCTATAACTACTAATTGGGTTATTATCACTCTTGCCATAGTTCTGCGGATTATAGTTGTTTGATGATGATGTCGGCAAAGCCTTCCGTTGTCTTTCTGACGAGTTGAGCAAGAATTTCATCCGGGCCTCCTTTGTAGTCCATCAGCAATCCGACGGTCACATCATACGGGAGCAGAATAGAACCGATACGGATTTGAACCTTGACAACGGGCCATGACTTGGGAAGCCACGATACATGCACGTTGCAGTCCATGCCCTCGGATATGGCCGTGCACTTTTCCAGTACAACGGCGCGGTGGAAGTTCTTGCGGATAAACCCCTTATCGACGAGCCGCTGGGCGAATTGTTCGAGAAATCGTTCTTGTGTGATTGTCATGCTATATTAATTTGAAGTAATCTCAGTTTTACATCTATAGCCCGCCGATTTTTCGGGAGGGGGGGGGATTTTGTCCCGTAAGAAAGACGACTGCATCAGAACGATTGCTGAATTGGCGTCGTTTCCCATTTGATGAGATGGCTTCATATCTGACCACGGACTTGACGCCATACGCAGACCTCTGTGTAGTGACGTATCGGTAAATGCGCCCATGCTCGGTATATCGATAATCCAATTCCACGAAGTCATCCGCGCGCAACTTGGCCGTTTTATCCCGAAACGCATCGAATATCTCGTCCGGAACTGCATTGCCTTCAAACTCATGTCGAAGAGTGCAAAGTTTCTCTATCGGAGCGAACGAACGGACTTTATATCTCCGGTATTCGTATACGATACATTGAATTATACGCCGGACATAGAAGAACAATTTGCGCTCTCCCGCCTCTTCATGCTCAATCAAATCCTGTAATTGGGCGTCAGACTTCTCGCATAAACTCAAAAGAGCATCGGCGAAAAGGTCGTAAGCTTCCTGCGGGATGCCGAGCATCGAGCACCAACGCCGCGAACACCCCAGCCAATCGTTATAGTATCGCCGAATATATGTTTCCAATCCGGGGCACATATCAGTTCGGGATTTGTCGGTTCTCACTCTGCGAGTAGATCGCCATGCTCACCAGCTCGTCGATCATGCGGGAATCTTTCTGCTTATTGAGGAAGGCGTTGTAGACATTGCGCAGCCGTTCGGGAGGAATGCGGTTGAAGTTGTCGGACTTCGTGGCCCGACACGCAATCGCTTTGATGTCGGCGATGTTCTCCGGCTTGCCCTGCATCCGCAGCCAGCCGCCGATGGCCGCGATCACCTGCTTGCGCAGGCGGTCGAGTTTCACCGCATTGCTGTCGAGGCGCTTTTCGAGCGCGCGGCAGATGTTCATCAGATCGTCGTTGTTGATGTCCGCAGAACTCTCGACGCCGTAGCCTTCGATGATCGCGGACTTCTCCTCGGCAGACAGGCGCAGCCTGCTGCATAGGGTGTGGAACTGCCGCAGCAGCCACTTCTGTTGTTTTTCCATTACACTTGTTGCCATATTATTCAGTTATTCAATGTTTGCCAAATATTCCGCTGCGCCTTCCTCCCATATCACGAAGTCCTCGCCGCCTTCGCCCTTTTCCCGGTCCTCGAACCGCGTTGTCGTGAACACCTTGTACCCCTCGACGTGCATCTTGATATCGGACAACTTGCGGATTTTCTCGGCGATGGCGGGCGACGGTTTGCCCTTGTCGTCCTCGTGCGCGAGAAACACGAACAGCTTGTTCGGGTAGTCGTTCACCAGCTTTTGATAGTCCGACATCCGCAGCCCGATCAGACACATCACCGAGTCGATGATCACCACGTTCGGACTCTTACGCTTCGCCAGCCGTTCCCGCAGTTCCGGGATGCCTTCCTTGTCGAGCAGGATCACCTTTGCGCCGACGGCCTCCATGCCGACCCGGTTCCATGCCTTTTGCAGCGAGAGCGACAACCCTTGTTCGAGGGAGTCGAAGGCCACCTTATCGACGAAGTTCGTGAGGTACTTGGCGAGTTGCAGGGCAAACGTCGTTTTACCTACACCGGAATTGCCGAAAATCAACCACGACCCCTTTAATTCGGGACAGCCGAGGGCCGCCTTGAACGCGCCCTCGAACGGGGCCGGGTTGAATTTCGCATCCGCGACGTTCTTGTTGCTGATCGCCTTTGCCATTTAAAGAGTGTTTAATTGCCGTTTAAAGCCTCTTTTTTCGCGGCGTGAACACGCCGTTTCACGCGTCGCAGATCGCACTCGCAATCGTCGATGATCTCCTCGATGGTCGCCCGGTCCGTGACGCCGTTGGCGATGCACACGGCGGCAATATCCTCGTTGTTCACGACGGGCATCGGGACGAACTTCCGTCCTACACGCGAGTAGATTTCCTTGTAGCCTTTCCGATTTGCCTTCACGCCGCGCGTAATGCGCTTCTTGAGGTAGTCGGTCGCGCAAATGACGATGCCGCACTGATCTTCAAGTTTGTTGTACAGGCTGATGAAGAAATAGAGCACCTGATCGCTCAACTTGTCGGCCTCGTCCATGACGATAATCGGCGTAGCCTTGCGCTTGAGGTTGTAGACGGCTTCGGAAACCATTTCGGCAACCGTGCTGCCCGTAGCTTCGACGCCCATCACCTGCAACAACTCGGTGAAGAACTGTTTGCGGTTCCAATACTCCGAGCAGGACAGCACGAACACGTCGCGGTGCTGGCGGGCGTATGTCTGTATCGCCTGCGACTTGCCGCACCCGGCATCGCCCGTCACGGCCATCACCAGCGCGTTCTCCTGCGCATCTTGGAGCAAGTCATACATACGGGTATAGCCTTGGGTCTGTATGACAACCCATTTGCGCGGGTCGTAACCGATCTGCGCCGCGATATTACGCCACATCTCCTCGGTGATTAACTCCCAGTTCCCGTTAAAGATTTGCGAGATTGTAGCGGCGCTTACGGCGTTGAGCGATGCGGCGGCCTTGTTTTGGCTGCCCTTCAAATCGCAGTACGCTTTCAGCAGGTCCGCGATGGCTTGTTTTTCGGTGTCTTTCATATCAGTAGAGATTAAATATTGATTCTTTCTTTGCGGGTTTCGGTGCGATCTCCTCGACGGCCTTAACCTCGATCTCCTTCACATTCACAGCCGAGAGCCGCCGGGCGTTGCGCTGGTCCTTATGCTGGCCTCGTGAGTCGCAGAGTACCGCACGGGCAAGGGTATTGTCGAGTTGCGGGTTGTGGGCGAACAGTTGCTCGACTCTTTCGCCCGCAATGGCGAGCTGGCCCTTCACATGCCCTTCGAGTTGCGTGTTGTATTGCTTCACCCGCGCGAGCTCCGCGGCGTCGCCTTCGGTCCGCTCCACCAGCGCCATCGGCTGCACGTATTTGCTTTCGAGCATGAACCGCAGCGCACCGTCGTCGCTCACGGCCAGCACTTGGTCGAGATTGTCCGGGTCGTACTTCACGTTCCAGCGAATGTGTGCGTACTGCCGGAAGCGCAGGTCGAAGCAGTCGTAAGACCTGCGGGCGCCGAGCAGTTTCACATTCAGTCCCGAACCTTCGAGGGCGTTCTTGTTGCCCGTTTCGTCGCCGAAGTTGAGCAGGTATTGCTCCGTCGAGAGCGGCAGACGGCGGTTTTCGGGAACCTCGGCCCACAGTTTCAGATAGTCGGCACGCTTGGCGGCACGTTCCGCCTCGATGATATTTTCGATCTGCATCCGGCAGCCCGCCTCGTCGGGGAACTCCTTGCGGTAGGCGTTCAGCGCGTCGGCGTTCGGCTGTTTTTTCTTGTCCGAGGTGATACCGAAGCCCGACCAGTTGCGGCACAGTTGGCAGTAGCCCTCGTTCAACGAACGAAAGTACCGCTCGACGGGTTTCGACTTGGCGTTCTTCACGCGGGCGGGCGTCACCTTGTCGCCAGCGACCGCATAGATCGGGAACATGGCTTTCATCGCGTAGTGGTCGCTCTGTATTTGGTTGGCCCGGTAGCGCTGGCCGAACAGATCGGCTGTATGGTTCACGGCATTGCGGACCGCCTCTTTTATCAGCGCCGAGTTCTCCTGCTCGCCGATGGCGTAGCCTATCGGGTAGTTCGTACAGGGGTCGAGGACGACCACCACGGTAAGGCGGTTCGAGTAGGTCGTAACGGTGTAGCCTTTCTTGTCGGTGGTAGTCCGCTGGAAATACAGCTCTACGTCCCAGCCGTCGAGGCTCCACATGTAGAGCGGCAACGCCGGACGGCGGCGTTTCACCTGCATCGCGCGGTTGTTGTAGAACTCCGCAGCGCCCAAGCGTCCTGCGGCCGTTTCCAGCCCGCACTTTTCACGCATGACCTGCACCGGGCGCACCGTTATCGTTTTCCAATCGAGTCGCTCGGCAACGGCGTTGTAGATCATCACGATTTGCTCGTCGTTCAGGTTACGAGGGTCGGAGAGCAGTTTTATAAGCATGGCCTTCTGATCGTCGCTCTCGACTTTCGCGGCATTCGCATTTTGGAACTTGCCGGAGATCAGCACCTCGTAGTTCGCTTTACCACCCCGGAAGAACTCGTTAAATTTCTCCTGCAAACGGCGCGGATTTTCGGGCAGCGAGTGCGGGAACTTGTCAGCGATACGGGGCAGCGCCTTTGCCGCCTTCGCCCAAAATTCGGACTTCTTGACGCGCGGTTTGCTGACGCGCATGCGCTGCGAGTTGGCCCGGTCGATCCGTACCCGGAACGCTTCGAGTATCGCGGCGTTGTTGGCGTACTCCTGCTGCTTGGTAAAGTCCAAGCCGCGCGTGCCGTCGATTGAATACTCCGCGTAGAAGTTCATCGCAACACCATCCGGAACGATCTCGTCGATAAACTCCTTGCTCGCGGCCTGCGCTTGCAGATCGGGGTAGCGGCGGTAAACCTCGTTTTTGTATTTCACAGGAAGGCTATCAACGGCAAACAGAGCCTCCGTGCCATTGCAGGCACGACAGACTTGTTCGATTTTACCACGCTGTACCGACTTTTGCACGGCATCATAGCTGATGATTCCGGCAAGATCGTCATACGTTGCGCATAGCCTATTGTTGTAAACTTCCATTGTTTAACCTTTTGTTGTTGCTCCCGTGACCGGATTCGAACCGGCAACCGTCATCGCTTTGTAATGTGCCGCTCCACCATTGAGCTACACGGGAGTCGCGGTTTCCCGCTGAAATCGCTATATTTGTGCTGTCCAACTACAAACTTTTGCGATTATGGATACTGAGTTTCTGTTCAATCCGCAGCACCGCTACGAAGCGGCCTACAGAGACATCTGCGAATTAGTCAAGAGCCTGCACAGGAAACGTTGCCCCGTCCACCATAAGGGGGTTCGTATCATTCACGACTACGACGAGCACGGTGTTAATGCCTACATAAGCCATGGCTGCTGCAAAGAATTTGCGCAGGCGGAACTTGATGCGCTCGCGAAGAGTGGCTATTTCGACTACGTGGTTCTCGAAGATTGCGAAGGTTTCGCCTCGCCGACACGCTTCCGAATAATGGTAAACACTGTGCGTTGAGATATTCCTGCCGCCGATGCGCTTCCATGCGATGTGGCGCAACTGCATCCGTTCTTCTTCCGTAAATGTTCCGCTGGTGTTGATTGCAACCATCACCAGACGCTCGTTCATTCGATGCGGGATTACGGTCTGAAATGTTTTCGATCGCATATTGTTGTCTGTTTTAGCTGTTGAGTATTAATGAACTTCAAAGTCGATCTCTTCCAACATCGGGTCTGTGTCGTACATCTTCTGCAAGAACTCTTCGGACGCGGTAAATTCGATTGCGTATCCATCGAATGAAAAGGGTTTGTTATATACGAGCAGAACCGACGATAATCGGCAGAGCATTTTATGTGTACAGTAAGTTTTCATCGTTGGTTATTTGATTGTCTTGAATACGGCCATTACCGCGAAGCAGCTGCCCGCGAAGTTTGCCGTGATAAGGAGCAGCGGCCATAGCTGTTGAAATTCTGCATAACCGCAGATAACCATCAGCGACAGACACCACCACAGCCCGGCCAGCTTGCACCTTACGGGCAGGACAATGAACTCGCGGCCCAGCAGCCGGATGGCCCAATATTTCAGAAAGCGTTTCATAGGGGTTCGGTTATTCTGCCGCCGAGGTCAGGTTCTCGATTACGTCGCCCGCGGCCGTCATCGCTTCGTCGAGGTACTCGATCACCGTCTGGGCGCGGTCGCCTTTTTCGCCGTCTTGGAAGGATTCGGGCATGTTGTTGTAGTACTCCTCCTCTTCGGTGCGGAGCTCTTCGATCTTCGACTTGATGCCCTCCGTCGTCTCGATAAGCTCCCGGAGGCTCTTTCTGCGTGTGTTGTTCATGGTACTATCGCTTATAAATTCGTGTCGGTTGAACCACTCCGCCGCGGTCGATGGCCACTTTGCGGATTTTCTTTGCGAGGTCGGTATTGGTCTTACCGTCCAACGCCCGGCGTATCGTCGGCTGGCTCACGCCAAACAGTTTTCCGAGGTACGCCCGCTCGCCGTTTTCTACAAGTATTTTCGCCATTGTCAGGTTTTTTTGTATATTTGTTCGCATGTTTCATATCTGAAACACGATGCAAATATAAACGAGATAACTCGACTATGCAAGAAAAACAACGAGAAAAATCGCTTATTAAGCGAAATATTTTGCAGTATATTGATTATAAAGGAATCAGCGATTACAAATTTTATAAGGATTCTGGCATAACCCGTGGAGTTTTATCTCAAAACAACGGATTGAGCGAAGATAATATGATGAGATTTCTTGCCTATGCCCCTGATGTAAATTTGACTTGGTTACTGACGGGGCGTGGTAATATGCTCATTACTGAGGATACGCAATTATCTGGGGTGAATGTTGCCGAGCAGTTTCCTTTACGTACAGATCGGAAATTAGATTTACAGAGCGTGCCTCTTTACGAACTTGACGCTACGGCTGGGCTGGTGGCGCTCTTTAGTGATACAACACGTTCTACTCCCATCAACTATTTACAAATACCCGATTTGCCGCCCTGTGATGGGGCTATATATGTTCGGGGTGATTCAATGTACCCGCTTCTCAAAAGCGGCGATATTGTCCTATACAAGGAGATCAACAACGCAAGCGGTTGTTTGCTGTGGGGCGAAATGTATCTTTTATCTTTCACGCTTGACGGCGAAGACTACATCACTATCAAATACGTACAGAAGTCAGAAGTTGAAGGATTCGTGCGGCTGGTAAGCCATAATCCCCACCATGCCCCGCAAGAAATTCCGAGGGATTCAATTCGTGCGGTTGCGTTGGTAAAAGCCAGCGTCAGATTCAACACAATGGGGTGA